TCTTATTCTTGCCGATAGCTGCCGCCACGTCGCGCACAATGTCGGCGTGAATGATGGTTCCCCATTCCCCGACCGGGCCGACCGGGCCGAACGTGGCACGCGCCGCCCGATAGGAATCCGTCGCCGTCATCGTGAGAGTCTCTCCCGATCCGATGATCTGTACGCCGGTCAGATTGCCACGCGCCGCGTCTGTCGAGGCGAACCCGGCCACGCCGGCCAGAATCCGTCCGAATAGTTGCGAGCTGCTCGCCGGGATAGTGAACGCCCCGACGACGTTCGTAGTAGTTACCGTTTCCATGTTCTGTTTCTCCGTTCTCCGATCCGCCTATCGGATCGGCGCGCCGTACCGGGAATCGAACCCGGACGAATCCCACCAGGGATACGGCCACCCGTCACGCTTTGCCGTAACCCTGACTTGCCAACGCCTTCACCGTCGCACGAGCAGACGACACAAGCCCAGCAAGATCCCAGCCATACACCGACACACCCGACGTAGCGTAATGTCGAGCGTCCGAATACAAGTCGTCGAGATCCCGTGGGTCGAGCGACACCGTGACCCGGCTACCCTTGCGGGCTTGCTCGCAGTCGGGGCTGTACTCGACACACCCTCGTTTCCTGTGATCGTCCCAGAATGCGACCGGGACGCTAACGGTAATCCTTTCCATAGTTTCCTTTCCACCAGCTGGCCCCACGCCGGCCGGTAACATAAGCGTAATACAAGCTCGGCACCATGTCAATATGACATTAGTCACACGGCACTAGCAGGGACAATACCCGCCAACCGAACACGTGTTCGGGAACACACGTTCGATCACCGCCGGCGCGAACCGCCGTATCGACCGAACCGATACCCTAGCCAACCGGCGAGGATCACCACGCCGATCACCAACGGCCACCACGAACCGGACGACGGATCACCGCACCAGTACGCCGGATCATCGGGACACGGAACCGCGCCGATCATGGTGCCACCGCCGAATGCCACGAAACACAACCGCTAGGACCGGCGACAAGCGCGGCGAGCTGAAACGCACGCGCAATGTCCCCGCATTGAGTATGGCCGGCCATAACTAGGCCGTCGCCGTAATCCTCGCCGTATTGGACATACCACCGGCCATTCCACCCGACTCGTGCGAACCGATCGAACTTCATCGCGTCACCGTCCGATCAGTACCGGGAACGAACACGGCCACCGCGCCGTCGATCGTGCCACCAACCGACCATGACCCATACCAACCAGCACGCCGGACGTACTCGGCCACGGCCACCCGGTAGTTCTCAGACGGATTCACGCCATGATCCCACGTAACCGTAATCCGGTTCGGATCGGCAGATCGTTCGCAATCCATACGTGCCACCACGACGCGCGCGTTCCGATGATCGGTTGGCCCGTAATACTGGCAGCGGATCGCCACCCGCCCCGATTCGATCGCATCACCCGCGACCAGCTCGCCTAGTTCCGTTCCCATGTTCCTATCCGTTCTCCCGCCGTTGTAGGTCGCGGGACCACCTAGCACGTGCCACGGAATCGAACCGTGCTAGACCCGACCACGGGACACGCCACCAACACTAGCGCGCCAGCAGATCACCACCAACCGCCGAACGCGCAAACAGATCCGCCGCCAAAAACGAACCGAACCGCCGGTACTCCACCAACACCGACAGATCACGAACGACCACCAGAAACCCGTCGTGATCCGGCCAGATCGAAACCCGCCGATCACCAACCGTACGAAACACGCCGCCCACGAAAGCTGCCATTACCATCATCTCCAATCTCCGACGACCGTCGCCGGTACCCCGAACCGTACAAGCCCGCCAGCCGAACGTCAAACACCAAACCCGAAAAATCCGGCGGCCGAAACGAAACCGATCAGATCACCCGCCGACGATCACCCGACCAGATAGGCGCGGATCGTTTCTCTCACACTCTCGCCAGCGGGTCGGGTCGGTTCGGCGTACAGCTCGGCGGGTTCGATCCGCTCGGCCGGCCGGGAATGGTGGGGGTTCACTGGTGGGGTGGGGGTGACCAGGGGATCTGACATAACTAATGTTATGGGCGGAAACGTGTTTCATGAACTACGGTTCACCTATCCCGACGCGACGACGAACCGGGGGTCTGCCGAGCCACCCCGCCCCGGTATATAGATATTAGTCGTTTTGGGTATGTGTGGTTTTCTTGCTCTTGACGCTGCGTGTCGTGTGTTGGGGGTGTGTGGTTGCGAGCTTGTCGAGGGTGCGGTTGCACACCTGCGGGGGAAGATGGTTAGAGAGGTTTATTGCCCCACCCATCCGGTTGCCGCTGTCGGATTCCCGGCCTTTGTTTGATGACGCGGCTCACGTCGAATACTGTTTTGTCGCCCTCGCGGGTTCGTGCCACTCTCGTCTTCCTGCCCTGACGTTCGTGGGTTCTATGCGTTGGGGCATGAGAGTTCGACCCACGTCGCCGTGTGTCATCCCGGGCCGTTTGCAGGTCGGTGGGTCTTGTGCGCATCTCTGTATGCGCTGCTGTTGTAGATTGTGGGGCGGCCAGGCCGAGGGGGAGTCAACCTGGCCGCCAGCTTTTATTTTAGCCTGGGGGCGCGGTATTTTGCGCGTACTTGCCTATTGTACATTGTGATGGCTTCGGTTTGTTTATCGTTTTTTGTGATGGCGTCTGCGAGTTCGTGGCTGATGGTTTCCCAGGCGTGGGCTTGTTTGCGCCAGCGTCCGAGTTCGTCGAGTAGTTGGTCGATGATGATGTTGGGGTGGGTCATTCTTCGATCCAGTCGTAGTTGTCAGGGTCGCCTGTGGCTTGGTAGTTGGCGATTTGGTCGTGGAAGGTGATGAGGGTCCAGAAGCAGTTGGGGCAGGTGCTGTCGGTGAGGGTTGCGCCGTCGGGGGTGTATTGCCAGAAGTCGTGTTTGCAGAGGACGATTTCGCCTTCTACGAGCCGGTTTTGGAGTGGCTGGTTGCAGACGGTGCAGGGGGTGTTGGAGTTCCAGGTGGGGCCGTCATACTGGTTGATGTGGATTTCCATGATGCCTTTCAGGGGAGGGTGTTGATGGGGTGGAGCTGGTTTTGGGGTATCCAATGGTCGCCGTGGTCGCGTTGTTCTCCGATGGTTTTTCCTTCGTGGCCGTAGAGCCAGCCTGCGAGTCGGATTTGGTTGTTGGTGACGATGGCGAGGATGAAGGGTGCGTGGTCGCGGTCGCGTTGGTGGATGATGAGTTGGCCGGTGGGCCAGCAGGTTGATCGGACTTGGTAGTGGGCGACGTCTCCGGGGAGGCTGTCGAGGTTGTCGATGTTGGTGGCTGGTTCCCAGTAGACGTTGAGGTGTTTGGCGACGGCGTATTCGGCTATGGAGCCGATGATGTCGATTTGCCATTCGTTTTTGCGGGTGTCGGCTCCGTAGTATTGGGGCCGGTTTTTGGCGATTGCGTTGAGTCGGCGTTCAATTCCGGCTTGGGCGGCGGCGCGGAGTTCTTGCCGGTTGAGGGTGATGGTGGTCATGGCCGACAGATGCAGGGGTGGGCGATTTCGTAGCCGCGGTCGTCGGTTTGGTAGACCCATCCTCCGGAGCAGTTGCCGCAGGGTTCCCATGCTGGGATGATGGGTTCTTCTTTTTGGGGTTCGGGGTTCATGGTTTCGTCTGCCCATCTTTCTTGGTTGAGCCAGGTGGTCGGGTGTGCGGTGTATGTTTGATCTTGGCCTACTCGTAATGCCTGGTAGGTGGCGAGGCCGTCGAGGATGGTTTCTTTCGGGGCTTTCTTGATGGCCGCTTTCCAAGCTCGTTCTGCGCCACCCTTGCCGACCTTGCGAGGATACAGTTCCCAGAAATCAGCAAATCCATCATCGCCAGATGATGAAGATATTTTCTTCTCTTTCTTTCTTGTCTTTACTTCTTTAGAGGCCTGGAAATCCGACGCCTGGTTTTCCGACGCCTGGTTTTCCGTCTCCGGTGCGACCTGGGGAAATAAGGTGGGACGATCGTAAACAACCTGAACTGTTGTGAACGTCCCGTCTGGGTTCCGCATTTTTTCGAGGTGCAGGTAGTTCGCGTCTCGGAGTTCTTTGAGAGCTGACCGGATTGCGTCTCGTCCTTCTTTGCCTTGTTGGGCTAGTAGGTCGGATTTGATTGTCCAGTTGTCGGGTCGGGACAGTATGGCGGCCAATATTCCTCTGGCTCGGAACGAGAGTTGTTCGTCGCGTAGCACGTCGTTGGCTATGACGGTGTAGTGGTCTTTGGGCCGTTCGCTTCGACGGATCATTTGGTTTCCTAGGTTGTAGTTACTGCTATGTGCGCCGACCCCACGACGGCATTCCGATCTTACCACTTGCGTTCCTCGCGTCAAGTGGTATGCTGGTCACGCACGGACGTTCGCTTTTCTCTTGGGCGAGTGGATTTCCTTTCTCCACGATTTTCCTAGGTCCGTCCGTAGCAACCCCACCCGAGAAGCCCCCCACCGCCTACCTGGTCGGGGGGCTTTCTCCTATACTGAGGCGAAATGACTGGCAACGAATACTCTGGCCGCCGCGACGTACCTGCCGAAGACAAGATCCGTTTTTGGGCAGCTATCAACTCAGGCATCACAATTAAGGAAGCTTGTCGGATCGCGGGCATTCACATCAACACCGGCCAAAAATGGGTATCTAAGCAGAAGAAACTCCAAGCGGAGTTGGCTGCCGCGAACTTTGAGGAAAAGAAAGCCGGGTACAAGGCCAGTCGTGGCGGTCGGCAGCTGGAAGAACTGCGCGCTGACCTAGATCAGATCGCGGAACTACCGCCGGTTATCCCGTATGAGCGTCTTTCTGAGCGGGCGAAACGCGGTTGGGACGATTTCGACTACTTCCGCAGGGTCTATTTGGGGCGTGTACCGTCGCCGTGGCAGGTTGAAGCCGCATACAAGATTGTCGAGTACCTGGAATCAGAGGAAAAAGAGTTCCTGGTTCTGAACTGCCCGCCCGGTGCAGGCAAATCCACCCTGTTCCATGATGTTGCGGTCTGGTGCATTGTCCGAAACCGGGCAATCCGTGTCCTGTACGGGTCGATCTCTGGCACGTTGGCGAAGATGTACTCGCGTCGTATCCGAGAAACGTTGGAACGACCCACCCGGTATATTGCAGACCCTGAGTTGGTGAAGAAAGGGCTGGCTGTGGACGCCGAAGGGTGTCTCGCCCAGGACTACGGCAAGTTCAAACCGACCGCATCCGGTTCTTTGTGGCGTGCCGAAGAATTCATTGTCGAGCAGATGGGTTTGCAAGGGTTGGATAACAAGGAGCCAACCGTGTCGGCGTACGGTATTGACGCAGAGTTCATCGGCCATCGCGCCGACCTGTGTCTTTTCGACGACGTGGCCTCACCAGAGAACGCCAAAGAGTCGGTTTCCCGTGACCGGCTGTTGGAGCGATGGGATTCGATGGCGGAAGCCCGCTGCGATCCGGGCGGTCTGGTGGCGGTGATCGGTCAGCGGCTCGGACCTGGCGACCTGTACGCCCATTGTCTCAACAAGGTCACCTACGACGACATTGACGACGATGACGGCGAGGACGCCACCGCCGAAGACTCGCTGCGTGACCCGGTGAAGAAACAGAAATACCATCACATCACCTACAAGGCGTACTACGAAGAACTGGATTCCGGGCCAAAATCACGCCGGAAAGATCACCCCGCTTGGCCGAACGGCCCCCTGTTGGACCCGGTGCGCCTCCCGTGGAAAGACCTGTCGTTCATCAAACACAACCAACCCAACAAGTTCCGGGTCGTCTACCAGCAAGAAAACATCGACACCGACTACCAGTTGGTTGAGCGCACCATGCTCACCGGGGGTGTCGGTTTGGACGGCGTGTTCTATGAGGGCTGTATTGATCGGGATCGTCAGCCCGGCTGGATCCCTCGGAATCTGACTCAGCCGTGGGTGTCGATCATTTCGGTGGACCCGTCACCCGCCAACTTTTGGGGTGTGATCTGGACTGTTGTCCAACCCGACTTGGGTTTGTACCACGTCGTAGACCTGGAGCGCGTCAAACTCACCGCCGAAGATCTGCTCGGCTACGAGTTGGCGACCGGGAAATATTCGGGGGTGCTGGAAGAATGGGTCGCGCGCGCTGACCAGGCGGGCTACCCGGTGTCGCACATCATCGTGGAGGTGAACGCCGCCCAACGGTTCCTGTTGGCCCACGATTTTGTGCGTCGTTGGCAGGCAACCCGCGGTGTGACGATCATCCCGCACACCACCAGCCGCAACAAGATCGACGAGAACCTGGGTGTGGAGGCGTTGATCCCTCCGGTTGTGCGTACCGGATCGGTCAGGCTCCCAACGATGACGGGTTCGTGGAAGACCCTCGCTCTCGTTGACGAACTCATCACGTGGACGCGCGACAAAA